CCCCGTTGTCTTATACTTCTACGTACTCGATGACGAGCTTGCCAGAACCTGCTGTAAAGGCAGCAGTACCATAGACAGCACTAATATAAGCATTAGCAGCACCTACGGTAATAGCTCCACCTACTTGAGCACCGTCACTAACCACAACCTTACCAGCAGTGTTTAGGGGTGTCAGAGCAATAGCTGCATCAATACCATCGGCATCAATATCAGCACCAGCAGATGTCTGTGTACCCAAGGTAAGGGTAGCAAGACCAGCAGATGTGAACGCTGTCTCTACAATAAGGTAGGCTTTAGTAATGTAAGCCCCAGCAGGGATGAAAGAATCATTTGCTTTAGGGTCTACAGCGGCAGTACCCAGAAGGGTAGCGTCAGCGATCTCATAGACCAATTGGTTAGTGACCGAAGTCACAGTAGTGCCATTAGTCTTAACTTCACCTTGTTCACCGTGCATAAGCACCTCAAGGCCGTCAGCGTTAGTCCAAGTCATATTTATATTCTCCTATTATACGTTAGTCTTAGATGGGATAACTACAAGGTTCTCAGGACGGTACTTCTTCACACCGTAACGAGCAGTAGTCATATAAGCATGACGCTGACGAGTAGGCTGGGGTTCGTAGTCAACCTTAGGCATCTGACGCCATGCACCGACGAAGGGCGACACAGAGGCATCGGCAGAGAAGAAGAGGTTAGCCTTACCGTTAGCAGACGAGAAGTTAACGGCTGCATCAGCAGAGTTATTCAAGGCACCGTCTTCAATGTCCTTCAAGTAGTTAGAGGTGTATACATCGAAGCCATACACGTTCTTAACAAACTTCATACCAGTTGCGATACCATCTGATACAATGCCCTCCCAACGTGGGTTGTTAGAAACATCCACAAGGTTAGACAAAGTATTGAGGGTGTACTCAACAGATGGGTCCACGATAGCGACCAAGTTACGATCAGGTACGTTAGCTTTCTTCAGTGCATAACGAGCACGTGCGAAGTCAGTAACATCCATGAAAGCACCAGTACCCGAAGCTGCCCAACGGTGCTCAACACCATCAATCAACTCATTCGAGTTAGCAGAGACACCAACCTCAGGGGAGGCCAGAGTAGTAGTCTCGAAGTGGGCCATGATGGCACGTTCCTGTTCAGGGAGGAAACGAGACACCAACTGAGACGAATAGAACGAGTCTTGCAGGTTCTTCTCAGTGATGTACGTACCACTCGACAGGTACTCAGTGATCGAGAACTGGAACTCACCAGTGTCCATTGGACGGAACTTGATCTCTGTATCTTCTTCGTAGTCATCTACTTGCGCTTGGCCGATAGACGGGATGGTAAACGTGTCACCATCAGGGAAGCCATCCAGCATCTTGACGTAGCTTTGAGCCATCATCTCGTCGCGTAGGATTTCTTTAAGTTCGTTAGACCAGAGTTCGGAACGAATCAGGTGTTCACTGTTAGATGTAGTCATACCAGACATTTATTGTCTCCTTAATTGGTATAATATTTATCCCCAAGCCGCACACGATCTTGTAGCATTTGTGGCTGGAGAGAGTCATAGAGTTTACGGTTAGTCCGGCGAAGGTTAGCATAGTAAGCTTGTGTACGCTCGCCGCTAGTGCTGTTGAAGCTTGAGGTGTTTTTAGTACCGTGCACTTGTGTGTTAGTTTGTTTTACCTCAGGTTCACCAACAAGACTCAGGAAGGCTGCTGGACTTTCGTTAGCTAGCTCCTTCATCTTCTCAATGGAAAGACCTAATTCTTTAGCTCGGCCATGAACAACCTTGTTGGCTTGATCACCGAACTTAGAGCGAAGGGAAGCTTCTACTGTCTTCTGCTTCTCTCGTGCTGAAAGAGTCTTCTCCAACAGGCTCTCAATATCCTCAGGACTCAGGTTGGTAGGACCGTTGTTCACTGTATCATCTTTAGGGGCAGCTTCTGGCTTGGGAGGGATGACTTCCTCTGGTGCCTGTCGTTTAGCCTGAAGCTGTTCGAGTAAGGTCTTGGAGTAGTCTTGTTCCTTCAGCTTCTCTTCAAGTGCTTCCAGTTCCTTGATCCGTGCTTGCGCATGGGCGTAACCTTTAGCGAGAGTCTGAGGGTCTTTCCAATGATCACCCTTCTCAGTGACTACTTTAGCTAGCCAGTCCTCATTGGTTTGAGTGTCGGTAGAGTCAGCAGTCTTAGTTGTGTCGTTCTGCTGCTCTGTGGTGGGAGCGTCGAATACAGAAGTCATATAAATTTATTACCTTTAGTTAGATTTTCTTCGGCTGGTATTGCACGAAGGTTCCAAGGGACATGGAGACCTCTTACATTCTTACCCTTTAGAGGCACAATGTGGTCTACATGATGCGGGACGCCTGTTTCTTCAGAAAGTTCTTGACACTCTCTGTATACCTCTTTTATCTCGGATAGCATCTTTTCATCTAACCAAGGAGGAGTTGCACTGAGTTTTCTAGCTCGGTACAAAGCGTTGTAGTGGTAGTGCGAAACCTTGTCGGTTTTCTTGGCGTAAGAGTCCTCAAGTTTCCTCTTAGCATTAATTTCATCTTTAAAGATTTTGTACCTCTCAACCTGTTTTTTCTTATACTTCTCTATGTTTTCTTTATAGTGAAGAGATAAACAGGTTTTGCATCGGTAGGTAAGACCATCCTGTGTCTTAGACATCTTCCTAAAACACTTAAAAGGTTTTTCCTCTTTGCAGAGTGTACATACCTTCAAGACTATTCCTTAATGTTTATTAGTTTAATAATATCTTCTAGAGCTTGGTTGTACTCATTTAAAGATATTTGCTCATAAGCCCAATTGGGGCTGTTGTAATCTCGACAAGCATCTTTCTTCTTATAATGCTTCTCAAGAATCTCTGTAAGATCGTTGAAGGCATTTCTATAACCCTTCACCTGTTTCTTACGTTGTTCTTTATCAGGGCTATTAGCTAGCCATCTAGAATCCATTACTTACCCCGTTTAGTGGGCTTCTTAATCTGAATCTTAGATACTGGCCCCATGCCGCCCTTGCCGTAGCGAGTGACAATCTCTCGGCCTTGCATCAGCTTCTTCTCTTTAGCTTCTTTAACGCCTGAAGATACTGAGCCTCGCCCACCCTTGAGTTTACCTGCCATTATTATAATCCTTGTTCTGCTGCAATCATGAGGTCTTCTTCGTTATCTGCCTCAGCATCTTGCATTTCTCTTTGAGTTTCTAGTTGTTCAATAACGGAGATATTCTCACCGTAGAGTTCTTTCTCACCAAGTTCTTCAGCTAGAATCTTAGCGATAGTCTTACCAGAGATATGAGAACCAATGGTTGGGTCCTGTTTGATCTGGATAAGCTGGTTGATGTTCTGCACCCGTTGAGCACGTTCAGCAAAGTGACGAGCACCTACAGGGATAATAGAACCCTTGGCTGTGATGTCTTCCTTAGAAATCTCTTTAAAGAGGAAAGCACCTGTAGCATCATCTAGGACACGGATAAGATCATTAACATCCATGTTACGACGAGCTGACTCCAGCATAGCATTGAGGGCTGGTTCAATGAACTCTCTCTCAAACTTGGCTGCCTTATGTTGGAAGATACGGGACGCTGAGTTCTGTAGAGTTTGAACCTCAAAGGCTGTCTTCTCTCCGGGAGTACGAATACCCATAGCTTGACGAGGAGCACCAGCAAGTTCTTCCATCTTATTCTCTAGGGCTTGAATCTGCATGTCAGCGTTAAGGGCTGTAGTGTCAGGAACAAGAGGACCTACGTCACCCTCTTCACCAATATAAATACGACCTCCGGGTTCATAAACGAAGTCTTCTACATCCCCTTTGATCTTAAGCATTGGTAGAGCGATCTGGTCGAAGATGTCAGCACGTAGGTTCTCAAGGTGGTCAATACGGTATTGCATACCAACCAAGTTATCTAGAGGACCCATAGCGTAGAGGTTATCAGGACGGGAACGCCATCCGGCATGGAAGATAGGTGCCTCTCCAAGCCATGAAGCAATAGGCTCTTCAGAGACTAGATAGGCCCTATCGGCCACGACAACCTTTACATTGTCTTTCAGTTCACCTGTGGCAACGTCAAAGATGTCACCATAGAAAGTAAGTAGTTCAACATACTCTGAACTGTAGTAGTTCTCAATGTTAGAGAAACCATCAGCAACAAATGCTTGAGACTTCTCAGGGTCTACTCCCCGCCCTTGGCCGACGACAGCATGACGGTTAGCCATGATACGCTCTAGCAAGGACTCCATTACAGAATCACCTCCTTTCGCCATAGCCTTAATCTCACCTAGTGAAGTCAGCGAACGGATAATCTTGGGGGAGTCTTTAAAGTCAGATACAGTTGGATCAAAGACAATATCGTAAGGGCTGATTCGTGAGAGTTTAGGGCCGATGTAACCGGGAATCCTTTCTCCTTCTATTTCAGTTACGTTAGTCTCGAACTCTACAGTTGCAAAGCAGTTACCGTAGAGAATGAAATCATCAATCAACTTATCCGCTGTACCCTCAAACTTACCTTGACGGAGTTTGTTCTCCATGTAGGCTTGGATGGTATCACGTTTATCCTTGTTAGCTGAAGCTCTGTCATCAGCCTGCCACCGCATCCAGTTGGAGTTAGGGAACAAAGCTGCTGAGTAGTTAGCCTTAAGGTTATCATAGATTTGAGTAAGCTTGGGGGTCGTAGTAGAGTTAGACCAAGGAAGCTTCTTGTTGGAGGTCGTAGTTGTGTCCGTAGCATACAAGTAGTTACGGAGTTCTTTCTTCTCAGCAATCCAAGGCTGACGCAGAGTATTAAACGTAATATACTTACGGCTAATCTCACACGCCAGATTATCTGGATTGATAAGGTGTTCTAGATCAAGGGGTTTATTAATGCTCATATCTTACCTATAGTTTATCTCTATTTCAGTACGTTGTCAACACCTAATGTGTCTATTCTGGAATTAAAAACTTCTACCACCAAAACGAGGATGATAATGAACATTGCCTTCTTGTCTCTTCTGGAAGCCTTTAGACGGTCTAATACAACCCTCAATGGCTGTAGCTAAGGCATCCTTAACGTCATCATGAGGAGGGTTATTAGAGACTAGTTCATCTTCCAATACTTGAGTGTTGCCACCTTTGTAGTGAAAGACTTGTTGGTTCTCGTAGCGAGGCACTAGTACAGCTTCCATACGCTCCTCCTTAGAACATTCCTGCTTATTTGGTTTTACTTCTTCACCTCTAATCATTTGACCTT